AGGTCTGATAAGTTAAACATTGGAAAAAATGCATATCCATATTGGTCTGCAAACGTTTGTTCTGTGTACGCTACTGCAGCATCTAATGCACCTTCTGCAAAACTTTCCGGTAAATCTACATCTACTACTAATGGCATACTATTACCACTTGTAGCTACGTAATTATATACAGCATAATATTTACCATTTACAATGATTAACTCATCAGGTACTTGTAATAAACTTCCTTCTTTAAATATTGCCATTATCTATCCCTATTATAGACATCATTAGCTAGTTGTAATGTCCTGTTCATAATTACATTTGCTTCAGGTCTATTGTTGTAATACCCTGATAACACTTTATCATAATCTATATTGTCTTGCATTAGTTCTATCTTGTAGTCATTAGGTACATTTGCATACCATAAGTCATCTCTCATATCTAGTTCCTCACTATCATCTACTAATGCTTCAGGTATTACTTCTCCCTGTGATTGTTTCATTAGATTATCTAAAGTAAATGTCCATATCTTATCTGACAACATTTCTGCAGGTGACCTATCTCCTGCTTCTTGTAGTATCTCTAGTAGTTCAGGTCCATAATCCTGCCAAAAAGTATCTTCAACAAAATCTTTCTCCCATTGTTCACCATTGACTAATATTTCATTTCTCTTTCTGTTTACGTTATATAGTTCAGGAATACCTTGTAATGCAGAAAATACCAAGTTAGTTATCTCGTAAAATGCCCATACTGTTGCTGCTGTAGCTGCAGCACCACCAAGACCTACCGCACCTGCTGCAAGTGCTGCTTTCTGTGCTTGTGCAAATGCTTTAGATATTAATGTTTCACCTATGTCTAAATAATGGCACTCTGTCATCATACACATTAATTGATTGTCCATAACCATAATTAGCTCTAACGTTTTGATTATCAGGTGAATCAGGGTCACCAAATATTTCTAACCCATCATCCGTTGCAGGTGGTACAATTCTATACTGTGCTAACTGTGGTTGCTCATGTGCCATATTTCCCTGATAAAATAAATTAACGTTACTTCCATCTGTTATTAATGCAGTACCTTCGCTATTTAATCTTTTAATAAAACTTGGTAATACGCCATGTACAATATCTTCATTAGGAACTAAGAATGTAACTTTGTTAATTCTATGTAAAACACCTTCAGGTGATATAATTTCAGACCCTTCAGGAAATTGTAAATTGTTTTTTAAATATGCAGAATCATCAAGGAAATAAGGATAAGCACCTGCTGAATCTGCATGTGCCATTATTTGTATTGGTTGATTAGTGTGTTTTGTTAATACAAATGCATCAACACCATTATTAAATGTAATCTGTACTGCACCTGTAGTTTTATTATCTATAAAATTAAATAGTTCTTCTAGGTTTTTATTAATTAATTCAGGATTACTTCCATCAAAATTAACTCTGTAATCTAATTCATGTTGTGAATAGAATGTTTG